GGCTCTGGCTAAAATTACATTTTTATACTGGTCTGGTAAAACTATTTCATCACTAAAAGCTGATAAAGCAGTTGGTCTAGCAAAAGCATAAAAATGTACATTATAAATCTTGTCAGGTATTGGACTTAATCCAAACTTTCTATTGTCTGGTGATTTAATAACATAAGTTGGTTCACCATAACTTTGTGAATCAGCATCGTCATTATTTTCCGCATTACGATAGTATCTAGTCCAATCAGCTAAAGTTAAAAACTTTAAACCTTTAGATACAAACGGAGCTGTTTCCCCACTAACATTTACAGTGGTAATAAAAAAATCATCCCAATCAACTTTAGAAAAATCAGTAATCAAACTAGAACTACCAGCTTTTAAGGTATACCATCTTTGTCCAATTACTGAAGCAACAGTAGTATTACCATAAAACGGGTCAGTAGCACCACTTAGTCCTGCTGAAAAGAATGGTAATTCAGGTTCTTCATTAGCTATATCAAATAAACTTTTATTAATTGAGTCTTTGACAAATTGTTGAAAGCCTGTAGCAGTTGCAAAGTTTGATGAAGTTAAAGGTATTTCATTTAACTCTCTTAAAATTTCATTTGATAATTCTAAGTATGTTGTTGCCATTATGCTTTTCCTTTAGCTTTTTTCTGTGCTTTTTTACTTAAATCTTTAAAATGAAATAATTTTACACTTGTTTTAGTGTGAGTTTTATTTGTATGTAAATCTCCGTTAGGCATTTTATGAGAAGTACCTTTATGTTCAGTACCATCTCTTTTGTAATGTTTAACTCCTTTAGCCATGATTAATTAGGTTTAGCTACAGGCATTGCAGTACCACCAGCACTATACATAGCTCTGCCACCACCTTTCATCATTTTTTTCTTTTTAGCCATACCACCGTACATCATATTCTTTTTAGCCATTCCACCTTTCATCATTTTTTTCTTTTTATCTTTGTGATTCATTTATATTCCTTTTTATTATAAAAAAGGAGAGGTCCGAAGACCTCCCCAATTATTGTTAGTCAACTACATAAAATGCAGATACTAAAGCATCGTCTCTTAGGACATTTGCTCCGTATACGTGCAATCCACGAACTATGTCACCAAACGAAGTTGGGTCTCTCAACACTTCAGTTGAAAGAATAGTTTGTGCAGTAGCAGTAGAACTGATATGACCAGCCATAACTTTACCACTTGCGTTGGAAGTCGCAGCGATATTGTTAGACTTGTACATGTCAAATCCACGTAGTTTTCCAGTTGATACTAAACCATTTCTGATTGAGCCTTGACCAGCGTTAAAGTCAACAGACAATAACTTAGAACCAGACTGTGATAACTCTTCGTAGAACGAAGGTGGTGCAACGAACCATCTACCTTCTTCAGGTACAGATTGGTCGTCTAACAATCTAGCCATTCTAGCCATTAAGTCTAGTGCATCAACACCAGTTCCATCAGAACCAAGTAGGTCAACAGAGTTACTTGCGTGAGTCATTGTAGAATCAGCAGTAGAACTGTCAGAACCGATAACGTGGTCTGGAGAAGATGTTGAAATACCAGCAAACATTTCAGCTAATACAGCAGCATCATATGCATCTTTCAATGAGTAAGCAGCAGATGATGTAGCAACTTCTTTAAAGTTAACGTGAGACATATTAGTTTCAATGTCATCAACGATAAACTTAAAAGCGTTAGCTTGGTCAACAACCAAGTTAAGTTCTTGGTCAGTTAACATAGTTTGTGATGTGTCAGTATTTCTAGTATATGAAGATACAGAAATTACTGGCTCTTTAATAATCTTTACAGAATCTCCGAAAGCAGAAATTTCACCAGCATAGTCGGTGTTAGTAATAGCTTCAACTACCGATGCTTTTCTGAAAAAGTTTAAAACCTTTTTAGAATAAATCGAAGGTAGGAAAAAACTATTAGTTTGTCCACTTACGGAGTTAGCAAAGTTACCATTAGTATCAGTTGAAGGTTCAAAAAATTGAGCCATGATAATACTCCTTATGTGTTATAGTTTATTTAACGATTCTGCCTTGTTGCATCGCCTCACTAATTTCACTTTCGTGTTTATCAAATTCAGCTATGCTCATAGCAGCAATCTCCCTTTCAGACCATATTTTCTCTTGCGTTGGTTCAACACTTGTTGTTTTAGTTGAAACCATATCCGCAGCAGATTTAGTCTGTTTAGAAGATGACTTTTTCTTTTTTGGAGTTTCTAAGCCAATATCCTTTTTAAACAAATCTATAGCTCTACTAGCTAGGTCAGCATCGTCAGCGTTTTTGTATATCCAATCTTGAATAGACTTAGGCTGTTCTTTTGCCCACCCGTGAAAATCATCACTGTTTCTAACATCGTCAAAATCAGGATGCTTATCTCTTAACCTTTTTTCTGCTTCTCGTTGTGATATTTCTGCTTCACGTTCTTGGAGTTTACTAAGACGTTCTTCTAGAACTTTTGCCTTAGATTCACTTTGCATGTGAGCAACTGTTTCAACAACTTCATAAACATCAGGATATTGTGTTTTAAATTGTTCAAGTTCTTCTTCGGTCTTAGGAGCTTGATATTCAGTTCTATTTTTAGTAGCTTCTTCAAGTAATTCCTGTTCCCTTGACTTAAACTCATTAAGTTTACTATCATAATGTTTTTTTAAATCATCGTATCTTTTTTTGTAATCAGGTTTTTTGTATGGAACTTCTTTTTGTTCTTCTACTTCTTCCTGTTTTGCCATTTCAATGTCGTCACTTTCGTCAACTTCAGTTGATGGTTTTTCAAAAAAGAGACCTTCAGATGATTCAAAAGGTTTATCTTCACCAGTATGCCAAGCTTTTTTTTGGTTATAAGGATTTGCTTGTTCCTCTTTTAAGACTTCTTCAGTCATTTTCTATCCTCCTACTAAGGGCTTCGTTTAACAAGGTAGCTGCTTGTGCACTGCAGGGCTTGTCTTGTAAAGGTCGCCTTTCGGTTGTTGTTTTGATAAAGTGCCTAATACTAGGGTAGCTTTATCCCTTTTAGCTCCTTACGTATGGTCTATTAGAAAGCATAGATTTTTTAAGTTCGTCTCCAACTAAATCGTCTTCCTCTTGCATTGCTGCTTGAGCACCGACTGTTTCTTTGGTAACACGAATATTCTGTTCAACAGGTTGTGGTGCAACCGGCATCGCAGTATCTTCTTCTTCCATTAAACCACCTTCTTGAGCTGGTTGTCTTTCATCTGCTTTAGCTTCAGCTTCTTTCATCATAGACATTAAATTGTCTGCTCCGAGTTCTTCTACAGCTTTAGCAGTAAAGACAAATTCACCGTCAGATAACCTTGCAGGTATACTGTCGGAGATTTCTGAGCCGGGTCCTTCAACAGGACCAGACCCTGAAAATTCTATTGCAACATCCATAACTTTATCAAACAACATGCTAAGTTGTGGATTGTTTTCTAATTCATTCATAAGCATTGTTTCTTCTTCTTCATCCAATGCTTCATCTATTATAAAATCTAAATAAGTATCTTCCATTTCTTCATCAGGTTCCATTTCCATGTCTCCTTCAGGTTTTTCTGGAAGAGGTTCTAATTCTTCTTGCATTTCTTCTGAGTAACTTTTATCACCCATCAAAGATTGCATTTGTTCATCTTCAGTTGGTAAAGGTTGACCTTCCATCATCCCACCCATTTGTTTTTGCGTTCTCTCTCTAAGAGCTTTAAAATCATCCCCAGTTATAGTACCATCGCCATCAACGTCTAATTTTTTTTGACCGCCTACTAATTTTTTATCTTTTTCCATACTAGTCCTCTACTCTAGTGAGTGCTTCTTTAACTTGTTCCGGTAGGGATTCCAACCGTGCCAGAGAATGTATCCTCCCCTGCAACCGGTACATTTCCGATTCCGATGTTGCCACCGCCAGTGCCTGTAACTCCAGTGTCTTGAGCTCCTTGAGGTAAGCCTCCAGTTCCGCCCATGCCTGTCTGTTGTTGACCAAGGGGTTCAATTTCTTCGCCTGTGTTTTGTTGAGCATTTTGCATTCCTATTATCTGTGCCATAAGTGCAGCTTCTTCAGGGTCATTCAGAATTTCATCTGGGTCTAAATCTAAGCTGTAGGCAAGTTCACTAACTAATTTAGAAACTTTAACAAATGGTGCAATAGTTGGATTTTGTGCAGTTTGTAAGAACATTGTTAGTCTTTGACTTCTAACTTCTTTCTGCATTAAACTATTTGTACCAGTTGCTTTAACTTCTAAATCACCTGCCACATCAATATTACCTTCAAAGAACTGCATATTCCATTGAAAATAAGATTCACCTAATGGCTTTAGTAAAAAGTCATCAAGATTTTTAATGACTGTTTTAATATTTAAACTTGCTGCACCTAATAACATTGACATACCAGAAGCAGTTCTTGTCATACTTTGTACTCCTGTTTGTCCGTGAGAATAACTAGGTATTCCTGTTTGCTCATCAGCAAGTTGTCTAAAGCGGTCAAACATCATCATATTCTCAGGTGCTGTGTTAGGGAACTTGAGACCATAAATTGATTGACCCGGCATTCCGGCTTGTCTTCTAAAGATTTTACCGGGATATATTTCCATATTTTGTCCACCAACTAATGCAGACTCATCAACATCAAATACTAATGAACCAGCCATAGCTAGGTTATCAATAGCCATTCGAGCATGACCATTCATAATTTGTTGAGAATCATCCATATTCTCAGCTACTCCTATACCAAAAAAATTATATGGATTTCTTTCGTAAGGAAATGCATTGTAAGGTATACGGTATGGTGTAAATGGATTAATTACTGCTCGTAGTAATTTATTCCCCGATACCCATGCATTAATTTGAACTTCATCTAAATCATCTACAGAGTCTGGTAAGTCTATGCCAACCTGTCTTGCATATTCAGCATCCATGATACCCCAATATTCAAGCACTTCAAAGTTAGGTGCATATGTTTCATCAACATTGTAGTCATCTTTTAGTTGACTTTCAAAATCTTTTTCTTCGTAGTTAGGACCCATCTGTATACATTCACGGATAGCATCTTTATCAAAGTAAGGCATATTTCTTAGTTGCCTTAATTGACTACGATTCATTTTATGTCTGTGAACTACAAATTCACATTCTTCTATATTAGTAGCTGCAGGGTCTGGATAAAAATCCCAACAACTAACAAACTCTATTCTAGGTACTCTAACTTCAAGAGGGTTATACTCTCGCATACCATCTTCAGTTGTTTCCCATCTATTTAATCTTTTATTAAAATTAAATGGTCCTTTAACAATTCCAGTTCCTAATAGAGCTGATTCAAGTAAAGCATTTCTAATTTCAGCTGAACCATTAGATTCTTCTATTTGGTCATGGATAAGTTTTTCCATTCTTCTTGCAGCTTTTTGAGCTGGAGATATTTCTGGAACATTAGGTAATGGTGTAGTGCCTTCTTTTAAATTACCTTCACTAGCTAATTTATTTTCTAGTGTTTCTTCAAACATGCCAGTGCCATAAGTTGCACCTGCTTTTAAAACTTTACCATCTCCCTCGTAGCCAACATCATATGGATTTTCTATGATAGGGTCTTCCAATCTATTACCTATATTATCAGGTATACTTGATTCTATTCCAGTAGTGGGATTATTAGCATCAAGATAAGCGTTTTCTTTTTCACCCTCTGGTAAGTCTGTTTCTGCTATACCTATTGGAAACTTTCCAGCTCCAAAAATAACATCTACTAGTTGTCCAAACGCTGCTAAAACTTTTGTCTTAGTTACTTTAACAAAAACTCTAGATTTTTCTGATTCTCTAAACTTTACTCCTTTATTGTAAAGTCCTCGATAGTTTTCATAAGCTTGTAACCATCTTCTTTCGTCTGAGTCTCTAGCTGTTTCTGCTAATGCATAACGACTTTTAATTATGCCAACAAGATTTAATTCTTGTGACTCTTCTAGAGTTAAAGCTTTACCAGCTTCACCTTCTACTTCTTCGTAGATATCATTAGCTGTTAAAAATGTATTGTCGTTTTCTGCCATTAAAATTTCTTTTTAATATAAAAATTAATTTCGTGTATATCTGGCAATCCGGGTATATTTTTTTTACTAAGATAATGACCCGTTTCAATATTATTTTTCTTTTTATTTTCTAAAGAAGAAAAATCTTTATAGTAAACTAACTCTCCACTATTAAATTTTAATCTTTTATTTTTCATATCAATAACCAAATTTACTATCTGCAGGTTTAAACATATCTCGTTTAAAACCTCTTAATCTTTCTAATGGGTTTTCCATTCTAGGTCGACTCATTATCAGATACCTTAGTGCATCATATGCGTGGTCTGAAGCGTTAGTATCAACATCTTCAGGATTGGTTTTTGATAGGGGTATACTTTGTAACTCTCTTATTAAGTTTGGACAGGTGTTAAATATCTGTAACTTAGGTCTACCGTTATCTCGAACCTTTAAATACTCGTGCATCTGGATTTTACCTTGTACACGATTCTTATCAGCTCGTCTTAGTTTATGACCAGCTCTTAATAAAGATTCGCCAACAGTAGGACCAGTTGTTCCGGTTCTAGCCCAAGCTGCAGTATCCAATACACCATTTATGGAAAATGGTTCTACCATCTCCATATCAGTTATTATACTACCTAATTCTTCTCCTGTCAAGCCTTTTTTATATAATTCTCTATAAATTATTAAAGTATTGTCATTTACGTCTATTGTACCCCATAAACAACAGCTTTCAGCAGCATAACCATAGTCTACTGCTTTTGTTCTTTCCCACACTAAAGGTATTTCAAATGGTGGTATAATATGTACTTTAGGGTCAAATTCTACAAAAGCTGCTCCTTCAGCAACATCCCAGTTACCTTCTAAAAGTTGTCTTCTTTGAATAGGAGGTAAAGAGTTTAACATTTGTTCGTAAACTCCATCTTCAGATAGATAAGGATTATCGGCTAATTTAGCTGGAATAAACTTTCTGCTTAGACCATCAGTGCCTAAAAAACTTTTATTAGGTTCGTTACTATCTATATATCTTCGTTTAACCCACTGTGAACCTACACCACCGGGGTTAGCAGTACAGCGTAAATAAGTTTTTATATCAGGGTCAGTTGTTCTAAGACGAGAAGCTAAATAGTTCCAACTAAATTCTGTAGGTAAATGAGTTATTTCATCAAAGCCAATCCAAGAGTATGCTTGTCCTTGATAACGATAAACGTCTGCATCTCTTTCTAAGAAACCAAACTCTATCTTGGCACCGCTTGGAAAGTTCCAAAGTTTTTCTACTTCTCTAAACTTAGCACCCGGAAAAGCTTGAGGATATAATTCACGAGACTTATCAATCATTTCTCGTAGTTCTGGCATAGACCTACGCAGTATTAAAGCACGGTGAGCTTTACGGTGAGCATATCTCAACGGGTCCACCAACATTGCGTATGATTTTCCACCCCCTGCTGCACCACCGTAAAGGACATCTTTTTCATCTGCAGCTAAGAAATCTGTTTGAGGTCCATCGTTAGCTGAGAATAAAACATTTGCTTCAGCTAAATCTTTCTTAACTGCTTGAGGTAAAGTATTTAAATCTTCTTCAGTAGTAAGATTTTTTTCAGTACCACTTAAATCTTGTAAAGTTTCTTTCTGAGCTTTAAAAGATTTTTTAGCATTCTTGAGTTTGTTTTCAAGTTTCTGAATATTTTTTTGCTTACGACTTATAGTTCGTTGAGCAGATAACTTAGCTTGTTCACTAGTATTAGGTCTACCACCTCTTTTACGAGGTGTACCGTCTTTTTTTAAAACAAAGTTACCTTCGTTATCTTGCAAGTAGAGATGAGGATTCTCTTCCCAATCTTTCAGTTCGTGGTCCATATTTTTTATCTATGTGTTTTTTCAAACCCGGTGTAGAAATTTTACGACCTGTTGAAAACTCTAACCAATCGACAGCAGCTTGTAAAGATACTTCTTCATTAACTATCATGTTTTCTACTGTTAGTAAAGCTTCTAATTCTTCTTCAATAGGTTTTAAATAACCGGTTTTAGTATCAAACTCGTATCCAAAAGGTATAGTTGAAGTAGTTCTTTTTATATAACCATCAGGTAACATATTCATACTGTTCTATATTTTTTAGTTTTTTTAGAAACTTTATCTGGTTGTTTAGAAAATTGTTTACCTTTTTTAGTATCTTCTCTTTTCTTTTTAGTAGTAGCTGCATACTCGGCAGCACTTAAAGACTTAATAGCTTTTTCAGGTAAATATCTTTCGCCAGTCTCGGCAGACTTTTTACCAGACTTAGTTCGCCATTTTTGTTTTGTCCAAGCTCTAAGGCTTCGTTGTGAATCTTTTAATGCCATCTTATCGTTGTAAAAAATATATAACTGTTACAGCTAAAGTAGCTGGAATAATTGAGAGACAAGAAGGTAAAAATACTATATAGAATAAAGGTCTACGTAACATTATAGTATTAATATCTTCTTTAACTTTTGTATCCGCCACCTTTTGCTTTGTATTGTTTAGCCAACATCTGTGCTTTTCGAGCACTCCATTGACCGGGTTTACCACCTTTGCTACCAGCTTTAATCCTATTAAAAAGATTCTTACGCATCGTAGGCTTAGTGTAATTACCAGCTTTATTAACTGTAGATTTACCACCACTGTTTTTAGTTACTCGTTTTGTTGTTTTTTTTTTCATTACCATAATTAATTACCTGATTCCCATTCTCGTAAAGCTTTCCAATATTCTTTAGTTTTTTTCCATATGTACTTATAAATAATTTTCATACCATCTGGGTTAGAATTTTCAGCTACCAGAATTAATATATTCTCTATCTCTATCCT